ATACAATATATAAATTTACTTCACTCATTATTCTTCAATCCTTTCTAAGAGAGTAAACTTAGCAATAGTCCAATTCATTGCTTCTTTAGAATTAGCTGCTAATAGATTTAGACCATCCCCATCTATTGGGCCATTTGAATCATACATTACGCATTGGATCTTATTATCATTGAAGTCTAGCTTACTATATCGATTGAATACCACTCCGAAGTATGGTAGAAGATCGATAACTGGGTTATCATATTCATCATAATCTACAATTACTCTATATAGATATTTCTTATAGAGCATTTGGAATAGATTGATTAACTCAATATTATCCTCATCGGGATGTAATTTGAGTTCAAAGACTTCATTAACCCAGCATAATACATCAAATGAATTATTTAGACACAATACATCAGATGTGAATCCATTATGGGTTACTGTACATTCATATCTATCAATATTATTATGAGTATTATATCTGATAGCAAGACTGCTAGTAGAATCCATATCAATATGGATTACACTAGCATATGAGTTATGCTCAAATACTGCATCATACGCTCTACTACACAATTCAGTCAATAGTGTAATGATATTTGTATCAGATAGATTCAAATTCCATGTAATCTCACGTCGAATATAATTTACTACATACTCAGCATCTGCATAATTTACAGGTAAGTTTTGAAGCGGGGACTTCTCTATGAAGCTTTTAGAATAAACTGTAAAGTTCTTCGGTCCAATATTAATTTTATATGTATGCATATTACCTTTAGCTAGATAGCTATAGTATATCTCGCCGCTATTATAGTCTACCAATACGCTTGTGTTTACATCCTTATAGATATATTTTAATTGATCTGCAAGTCTAGTTATTACGTTAGAAGCTTTCATTTTATTCACCTCTTTTATACGATTCTACTACAGATTTAGCCCATTTAACTGCATCTTCTGGAGATTTAACTACACAGTTAGTGTCACAATCTTTTACATTGTATTCATCTTCCCAGATAACACATTGAATTTGATCGTCTCCATAGTCAAATTTATTGAAGTTTAACTTAAGTGGATTAGAAGATTCTATGAAATACTCTATATTTATATTACAATCAGATACTTCATCTTTCTCTATATATAATCTTGCACCACCGAGCTCTAGATATAGATCTGCATATAGAGTGATTAGATCTTCAGCTCCTTCAAATTCTTCATCTAGATATAGACTGTATAGAGTGGCTATAAAATTATATGTCTTATACCCAGAGTCGAATCTATATTCTTTTGACTGGTAATTCTTACCATGTATTATTACTGCATATACTCCGTCTACAATTCTGACGCTAATATTGAAATGACCTGTTTGTGAGAATACTAATATTGTATTATTAGACATCTCTGAATACATTCTGTCTTTCAATACATCATTAAGTATATGCAAGTCAATCAAATCTAGATTAGTATATTTAGCAAGGATATCTTCTATACATGCTTTAGCATCATCTGTAGTTATAGTTTGCATTATACCGAAACCAAACTCAGATACTGATATATCATATAAGTCAGTCATTTCATTGACTGTAACTTGTATAGTATACCGTTTATCAAATAGACTAAATACGATAAACAGTTTCTCTGAATCAATAGATTTCCCATCAACTTCAATACTGTTTACTAAATATGGAGATATATTCCTAAGATCCCATTTTAGTTGCCATAATTTACTATCAAACATATCTTCCTCCTAAATAGAATAAGATTTAGTATATACTCCAAAAGTGATAAATACTATATCTTTATCACATTGCTTTAGTTTACTAATATGCTTCCTATATGGAGTCATATCTTTCAATTTCCAAGGTATTGATTTTACTTTCATTATATCTTCCTCCAAATAAAAGTTATCCCATAGGAGTCAATCTCCTATGGGACTTATTCTTTATTTAACCATCATTGATTTAACTACAGTGTCTTTACCACTAATACATTTAGTACCAGCGGATATAGAACTCCCTGTAGGGACATCAGATACTTTAACATCAGTAGTTCCATGCTCTGTAATCAAACGAATTACATCATTTTGATTTACTATATGGATACTATTGATCTTATCAGTCTTAGATAACTTAACAACTGAGCTACCAGCTTTAGCACGTTGACTTTTAGGTAATGCATTAATATTGAATCGGTTAAGATATCCATTCTTAGTCACTACAACTACATCAGTGATATCTTTACCTGCAACTAATGTCATACCATCTACATACTCAACTGTTTTACCACCAATAGAACGTACACCTCTAGCAGATCTACGTACTAATGGAATCTCTTTAGCAGAGAATCGTAAAGCTTTCTTATCAGAGAATGTAATTACATCTAATGCATCTCCACCAATGATGATTGTCTTAACGAAATCACCTTGGTCTAGTTTAGTATAGAAGATACCACTAGCTGTTAATGATACGAAATCATCTAATTCCATTTTCTTAATGAAACCAGCATGAGTTAATACCATTACGTACATCTTTTGTTTAGACTCAGCTAACTGTTTGATTACACTTTCTGGATAGATAGTGATAATATTAGACGTGAACTTAGCACTTAAGTTTCTAATATCAATACCAGCATTAGATTTATCACTCAATGGAATCTTATGCACTGGATAAGAATAGCATTTACCACCAGCATCAAATAATACTAGGTTATCAGTATTGCTAATCTTAATAACCAATTTAGGGTTATCACCTTTAATGGCTCTAATTGTATCATTCAAACCAAGCTTACGTACGTAGTTTGCTTCAGTGATAACAATCTTGAATTCACCCTCAGGGATATTAGATGCTTCTGCTTGAGAGATAAGTTTAGCATTACGTTTCTTGCCATACTTATGCTTTAAGTCTCTCAATTCAGCTTTAAGTTCTTCATTAAGCTCAGATTCATTACGAATCTTATTATGATAGATATCTTTGAGCTTAAGTAGTTCTTCTAATTTAGCTTTATATCTAGCTAGGTTATGTTTAGATAGATTCTTCAATGGCATATTAATGATTGTCTTAGCCTGTAAGTCAGTAATCTTGAACTTCTTAACCATATCCATGATTAGTTCTTCATCGTTACCTTTAGACTTCTTGATACGATTAATGATAGAATCAATATCGCCACTAGATACTACTTTAACTAATGCATCATACTTATGGAATTCAGTCATAGTATTTTGCAATAAGTTATAGTAAAGTCTAAGTTTAGTTACCTTACGGAAGTCGATGAATCGTGTTAGATATTGACGGTAGTTCATACGAACGATACGACGTTCACAGATTACCTCAAAGTTTACACGACCACCACGTTCAATTTGTGTATTCTTATAGATTGTATCTCTAACAAAGTTAGGATCACTACCATTCTTAAGAACGATAACACATTCCATCTTCTCATCACCATCGGAGTTATGCTCGATGGATTGTACTTGAGTAAGAATATTCTTCTCCATCATCTCTTCAATCTTATCAGTTACAGTATTCAAGAATACATAATCTGGTAAGCTTCTAATGAATAGAGCTGGTTTACCATGGAATTCACCAATGTCAATATGGCCACGAACTCTATAGTTACCATATCCAGTATCACAAATTGATTGGAAATCTGTATCGATAATATCACACTCCATCGGAGTATCTGGAATCAATACAAATTTAGCATTTGGATTATCAATAAGCTTAATGGTTACATCGATTACTTCAGAGATATTGTGTTTAGGAATATCTACTTTCAACCCAGGTGTAATACCAAATGAGCCATTAATTAATAGCATAGGTAGATTTGGAGCCAAGTATTCAGGAACCATACATGTTTCACTATAGTTCTTCTCCCAATCTACTACTTGCTTAGATTGTTTCAAATCACCAATAACTACATCAGTGGTGAAATTAGCAAGTTTAGCTTCAGTATAACGCATAGCGGATGGATCATCCCCTTGGAAGTTACCAAAATTACCTTGCTTTTCAATGAGTGGAATATTATTCTCAAACCAGTTAGTCAATGGTTTCATTGTCATATAAATGGAAGAGTCACCATGTGGATGATACTTATCCATTACTGTACCAACAATGGAAGATGACTTAACTGTCTTAACACTCTTAATGTCATTATGCATTGCATAAATGATCTTACGTTGTACAGACTTAAACCCATCTCGGAAGTCTGGTATAACACGATATAATGCGGAATAGATAGCATACGTTCTCATATCTTCCGTATACTGTTCTAGTATATTTACTTCTTTTTCCTTAGCCAAGTATATCCCTCCTTAGTTACTAAAATGTTAAGCGTTTTATAGAAATGTACATCCCCACTTATAGCCTAACTAAGGAAAGTAGGAGGGCATATAGCTGAACTATATGCCCTTTTAAATTATTTTTGTTTAGCTTCTTCGATAATAATACGGCTAATTTTGTTAACCTTAGTATCGGAGTTGAAAGAAGTTAATGCGAACGCAATACGGTTTTGAATAGATTCAATAACTTCAGCAAAGCGTTCATAGATATCTACAATGAGAACTTCTTTTTCTGTATCATATTTAATGATATTACCAACGATGATGTTACCTTTAACGGATGGATCATCATTGATTACACTACGGAATGCAAATACATTCACTGTAAGTTTTTCAACAATTGGACTTGCTAATACTTCAAGCAATTCTTCTTTAACCGCATCTGGTAAACGGTCATTGAACTTTACAGGAACTTCAATACGAACGTTGTTGAATACTTGTTTTTTGTTTTGTTGTTTTTGGTTTCTCATTGTTTTCACCTTTAAGATAAATAATTAAATAGTTGTTGAGCCAATACCACCGCTACGTTTTCTTTTAGGATACAAGTGGTCACTATCAGTAACCAAGTATTTCATAAAGATACCTTGAGCGAAGTGTTTACCAGCTTCTATAGTTAATACTTCATTAGAGTTATTCTTAACCCCAATGATAATATTACCACCAGTTTCTTCGTTATCTGCATAGTCTGCATCGATAACTCCAATAGTTGATTTGATTACCATATCATAGTTATACCCGAAAGAACTTCGTGGTGCAATCAATAATACTTCATCAGATTCCATATATGCTTTAATATACGTAGGAATGATTGCAGATTCACCTGGGTTGATTACATATGTCTTAGGAGCATAGAAATCATAACCAGCTGAGAATTCAGTACTACGTTTAGGCGTTATAATGGTAAGATCTTCTGAAAAGTCGATATACTTATCATCGACATTTGCAAATTCTCTCATTATTAAATATTCCTCCTATACTAGTGGTGTCTTGGATACAAATACAGACTTATAAGTCTTACCATATCCATGATACTTTTTAGTAAATTCTAAACAGTCTATATCGGACTTACAAGCATATATTACGTATCTATAAACTTCACCATCATATAACCAGAAAAGAATTGGTCCATGGAACTTCTCTATTATATCTGGTAAGAAGAATTTATAGTTAGTATTTATTATATTTATAGGTACACCCTCAAACTCTCGGGTATACGTTCTACGAGATAGCAGATTTACATTTTGCTGTACCACAAAATGATAAATATCAGAGCCCATATCTAGTAATTCGCTAATCATATCTGGTTGCTTATAAATAGTAGTCCAGACTTCATCATCTGGAGCTGAGAATACTGTCATAATAAATAGATATAGATTAACTGCATTACGAGATGGATTCCTTCTAGTTTGGAATTCAGATACCAAGTCTACAACATAGTTAGACTCTTCTTTGAGTAATGCATAGTGAACTATCCAAGATGTACTCATATTAGGGTAGTAACGAATAGTCATCTTATCTGCAAATTCACTCTTAGAGAGATCTCCTGTATTATGGTGACCATCTATCCAAATTACTCGCTTACTATTTTCTATCAAAGCAGTGAGTCGGGCAATAGACTTCGGACTATCTTTAAAGAAGCCTACACCCAACACAATAACTGTATGATCTTTAGTAGCTAAACGTGTAATATCGGAATGAGAGTATTTATAATTAACAAGAATTGTATTGGATGTATCATCACAAAATTCCTCTCTATTATTGTAGATGATGTTTGCTGCAAACATACAATCCTGATTGTCTTGATAATAAATTATCATTCTCTCTCACCTGCTTTTCTGAAGTTAGAATACGTATTGAGAAATGTCAACGTCTTTCATCAATTGAATCTTGTCGTTTTCAATCTCTTTAATTTTCTCGATTTCATATTTAACATCATCAATCGTGTACTTAATCAATACACGGTTGCCTTTTTCAGATGGATCAAGAGTAGAATTGAATAACTGATCACCATTCATTTCACCTAACCCTTTATATCGAGTTACAGATGGTGGAGTTAAGCTTTCAAACTCTTTCATTAATCCATATAAAGATACTTTAGCTCCATCTACTACGAATTCAGTAGGAGACTTCATAATACACTCGATAATATACTTACAAGCATTTAAGAATGTATCACTGAAGTAAATTGTTTGGTATTTAGAGTCAACTAGACCTTCAATACCTGTCTTAGATACTTTCAAGAATTGGTAACGTTTTTCAATAGCTTTCTTGAACTTAGCAGACCCAAGTTCAATACCTTGGGTGTGTAATACCAAGATATATTCTAAGAGATGAACATCAATTGCAAAGGAGTTCGCAATCGCATCAATATCTCGAATATAGTTTGTGTTTCTATTAAGTAAATCTACTACATCAGACTCAGTTAACTTAACCTTATTGGATAAAGATAGTTTATGAATCTTGAAGAATTCTTTTTGTAGATACTTATTGTATGCTGTACGGTCAGTGAAGTACTTCATCTTACCACCGATCTTAGCGCCATATAATGGTGGTACTGCAGCATATAATCTACCAGATGTAATCAATGGTTGCATATACATTAAGAAGAACTTCAATAGAAGACATCTAATGTGTGCACCATCTGGATCGGCATCTGTAGCAATAATAATCTTTTCCCATTTACATTTCTCAATGTCAAATGAACGTCCAAAGCCAGCACCAATAATAGCAGTGATTGCTGCTACTTCTTGATTGGCTACAACTTTCTCTCTTGTAGCTGCCATTACATTGACAATTTTACCTCTAATTGGGAATAGACCTTGGCATGTATTATCACGGTTGTTTTTCGCTGGACCAACAGCGGAATCACCTTCCATGATGAATAACTCTAAATTTTTCTTACCAGTTGGTTTGACGAACTTCTTAGGTAACCCGCTAATGGAAGATACTTCCTTAACTTTAACCTTAGCACGTTCACCCTCCGCCTTGGTTCTGATTTCTGCTATATCTTTGAAATACTTACAAATCTTTTGTAGGTCATTATTGTTACGCTTAGCCCATTCTTCTAGGCTAACTTCAGTAAGATCTCTAACAAAAGGTACTAAGTCAGCATTAGAGATAATCTCTTTAGACTGACCAGTAAACTCTGGTTCCATGTGGGAGCAAGTTACAATTACTCTAAGACCAACACGGACATCGTTGTTTGTAATAGTTAACTTACTCTTTGCAGGTAAGTAGAACTTATTCATATAATTTCTAAAGTATTTACTCATACCGGCAAGAAATCCTTCTACATGAGTGCCATCTCTTGTAGGGCAAAAGTTACCGTATGAGTGGATAATTTCATTATCATCCGCAGAATCAAAGGTGAAAACAATCTCTGCTTTCATCCATTTATCATCACGCAATGCACCGAAGTGAATTGGCGTAATAATCGGTTTATTGATGATCGCATTAAGACCATCCATCAAGCCATCTTTATTAATGATGGTTTGTTTAACTTTACCTCCATCAGTCTTTTCACCAATGAAGTTAATCTTAGCACCTTGTTTAAGCAATGGTACTAATGAGTTAATTAGACGTAATACGTCTTCACAAGTCACTGTAGTTTGACCCATAGTTGGTATATGAGGTCTAAATGTAACAGTAGAACCTTGCTTGTCTTTAACAGTTGGTAGATCTTTCAACTTAGCTGTAGATGCATCACCGAGTTTAAACTCAGCTCGTTTACCTACACCGAGGATATAAGAATCTACAATGAAATATTCAGAACACGCATTCGTTACTTTAGCACCAACACCATGACGACCAGAGGAGAATTCCCCAGGTTTCTTATCATAGTTTGAAGATGTATGCTGAGAAGTAAATACGCGAATTAAACTATCATGTGGAATACCACGACCATTATCACGTACTGCGAATTCTTGGTCTGGTTCACTAAATGCTACCCATATTTCATTACATGGGCTATCATCTTTCATAAGCTCATCAGCTGAGTTCTGAAAGATTTCTCGAATCATATTGATAAAGCCTTTGTTACCAGTATACCCTAAGTATTGAGTTACCGTTTTCCTAACAGCTTCAGCGAAGTTACTAATAGTCCTAATTTGCTTATTGTAGGACTTGATCTTTTCGATCTGTTCTTGTGTGTATGCCATATCAGGGTCCTCCTACTTAGCTGTTATCAAAATAATCAAAAAATACCGACAGGCATATGCCCATAGGCCAGAAGACCTATGGGCTGTACCAGGGGTAATTTCTTATTTAGATAGTCACCTTAGTTTCAGTAGTTGTAGTTTCTGCTGGAGCTTGAGGTGCTTGAGGGGCTGCCATTTGTGGAGCTGTTTGTACAGGAGCTTGCATTGCCATTTGAGGTGTCACTGCAGGTGCTGCATAACCATTAGCAAATGGGTTACCCATTACTTGTTGTGGCATCACTGGAGCTTGTGGAGCTTGAGTGAATGCACCGAACACTTGACCAGGAACTGGTTGTTGTTGTGGCATTTGCATACCTTGTTGTTGAGCTGCTACCATGTTAGGATCATAGTATCCTTGTTGAGGTACTTGTTGAGTCATCATCATAGGAGCAACAGGTTGTTGTTGTTGATATACGTTGTAACGAGCACCGAAGTTACCGTTTACGATATCATTGTATGCATCGAAACCAAAGCGGTTGAATGCTGGGTTAGCATTTGGAGTCACTGTTTGAGTGTTGCCAGTTTGTTTAACAACTTCAGTGAAGTTTTGAACCGCCATCTCATACAAGTTAGGAGCTTTCTTCAATAATGGGATCATCATCATGTAGTCTTTGTAGAACTCTTCATCGAAGTTGATCGCATAAAGTTTCATTTGCTCCAAGAAGTTTGTCAAGTTATTAACACTTGCTTCAATATCTTCTTTAGAACGGATTGTCATATCGAATTCTGCGCCACATTGGGAGCATTTTACGATATTACCACCACCGATTGGGTTGATTAACAATTTCACGTTGTTTTTATGTGGACATTTAGCACGTGCCACATCAACTGGATCGATGTTCATGTTAAACTCGTTCTTTTGTGGTTTTAACAATTCCAAGTCCTCTTTTGTCATTGGATTAGTTACCTTAACATCGCGGAACATGCTTTGTGATGGCATTACATTGCCATAAGCTGGTGCACCAAATTGAGGTGCCGCGAAACCATAACCACCCATCATAGGTGCTCCGAATTGTTGACCAAATTGTTGTTGATACATAAGTACCCTCCTCTGTTAAAAATATTTTAAATAAGAGATTTGTATAAAAACTAACCTATGTAGTTATACACGTTAATAATATACAATTATCGAGATGTTTGGGGTATGATATTTTAAAATATCATACCCTTTAATCATCGATTTAGTGAACTATTGTTGACGTTCACGAATTTGTTGTGCAGTTACACGATGCTCGGCTTTAGCTCTATCTTCTTGCATTTGAAGAACGATTTGAGCCTTCGTATCAAGATCAGCCTTTTGACGTTCAATTTCCTCAACAACTTCTTTAGGAGTAGTATTGAGGTAAGAACGTAAATCAGGATCATCAAATTTATTAATGAAGTTCTTGATTTGATCGTCTGTATAGTTGAATGCTTTTGCGATAGGCTGAATAGACTTACGCGTAGAATAAGCAATCATATATTGGACCATATCAAAATCAGTGATGATGATTTTAAATTTTACACCTGGATGATTAACTTGATCTTCATTAGATTTAACTGCTACGATCATGTTATTACCATCATCCCATTGTACAAACATATCACCTTCATCGATGATAATACCATTATCACAATATAAACGGATTGCTATATCATCTTCGGTTGCTCTTAGCTTATCACGATAAGCTTTTAGCTGTGTTGCATCCATTGTCAGTTCTCCTTTTATAATATTCATTTGCACATTTCACAATACTATCTGGTGCATACAGTATAGTTACTGCAATGTTTGGCTTCTCGAATAATATCATATACTGACGATAATACACAGCGAATCTATCGCTTCTGGTATGCTTATTTGTAAAGGACTTCATAAGCTTATATAGCTTAGAAGTGGGATCTAAGTAATCCACATAAATCCCATCATACAATGCATTTTTTACTAGTCTACTTACACCTCTTTTTGGGAGTCCCACTCTATGCTTAGCTCGATTATAGAAATGATCAGAGATCTCATAATCTACGCTGTGCATATGGGTCCCGTGCGGACATCGTTAACTTCTTATTCCAGATAGTAGATTCCGCGATGTGAATACTTTCAGGATTAAAGATACCAGACATTAGATACTGTTTGAACTCTACCAATGCATCAAGCAGAATGCTGTAGATTTGAGCATTAGAGTGGTGATACTGATAGAAGCGTTGTTCAATAGGACCATAGTTTTCTGGTAATAAACCCTGCATAGACTGCTCTGCATTTGCACCATAGAAATGGATTGCTCCACTTGTAAAGATATGGTAGTTTGCATTTGCACGAGCTACAGAAATAAGGCTATCTAATAGACGATCAGATTTGAAGTATTCTTCATAGTCTGGAACGTTGATATTAGCATTAGCCAAATCATTTAAGATACGGTTAGATAGATTCTTAACTTCATTGAAGAATCGATCACCATATTTAGAAAGGAAATCAGGACCATACTTCTTGATCTCACGATCAATAGCATTAGGGCGAGGTTTACCATTCTTATGAATACTAAGAGTAGAGTTTCTCTTAGATAGTTTCTTTTCTTGTTCGATATCAATCTTAGTGATCTCTTTGAATCGATCAAGATAGCCACGTCTATAATAGTATTCGGCTTGGCTTTGAGGTTCTGCATTCCACTTTGGAATCATAGGTGATTGACCAGCTTGAGTAAATTGAGCTACCCAAGCTTCTGCATCAACTTTACCTTGATTGAAAGCCGCAGTAAATGTATCTAGATTTTGATTAGACATCGTATTCGTCTCCTTCCTCTTCAAGACGACTAATGTCTTGAAGAACTGAACCATTCATAACCATATGAATGGCATTATCATAATTCTCTCTTTCTACTTCAGAGATACCATCGATTTCAACTTGGGATTCAAGATAAGATTGAATATCAAAGTCATCTTGGAACCACTTGTTGCCATCTTCATCTACTATAGTATCAAGATAGTGCATGAATTGCACCAATGAAATAAAGCCATCGTAATCATATGGTCGAGTTTGCCATGAAGAGATCTTAGACTTCTCAAAGTCAATGATATCTACATGCTCGATAATATATTCACGAACAGCTGTTTGACCCATTGCAAATTTGAATGTCTTCTCTTGATCATATCCATCAATGAAGAATATGAATAGAGTATACATTCTATCTTCTGGGTCTACATTAAACTTACCATTTTCATCTGGCGTAATTGGGAATGCCAGTGTAAGTGGTGATTCAAAAATATTTCCGTTATCCATAATTAGTTTCCTCCTTTGTGCATAATATACTAAAACATAATCAAGGATCACGGTTATAATATATGCTCTTAGAAGAATTTAGGCTTCGGTTTTACATATATCATGAAATTCGAGAACCTAGTTATGCCTGTATAGATGAGATTAGACATAATGTCTCTATGTAAGAACTCTTCCATAAAGATACCATGGCTATATTGAGAGCCTTGAGATAAATGTGTTGTAATAGCATAAGCTAATTCAAACTTATCTGCTTTATTATATGGGTTCCTCTTGAGAAACTCTCTTTGGTCTTGTGGTGCACGATAGTATTCTAAATCCATCTTTAATTGAGGGAATAGATTATTACCATCATCTAAGAAGTCTATAGTCATTTCCTTAAGGTCTTTTCTAATAGACGTAATATCTGGATGGTTTCTAACTAACCCACGTAGACCATTAACAAGATTAATCCCATTAACTTCAATAGACCAGTTATTCTTACGACAGATTAGTGGTTCATTGAATGTAGGATATTGAGTCTTGATTCTCAATATATCTTGTCTAATATAGTTATTCACTTGCTCTCTGGTCTTATTCTTACAGCATAGTATTACACTAGCATTCATTACCATTCTATCAGTTACTTCATCTTCCGGGATAACGATAGCGTTATTATAATACCCGAATTGAATTGGTAATCCTTTAATGGCTCTGTCTGCTAAGTATACAATACCAGATTGCTCTGCTTGTCTCATAATTTGGTCTAATCTATAGACCTTACCTGATGTTAGGTATCCCGGTTCATCTCCTACAGGTGGTAACTGATTAAGGTCACCACAGGCAATGATCTTGATACCGAATGATTCTATGTCACTTACCATAGATTTTGGAGTCATAGATGCTTCATCTATGATTATAAGTTTAATATCACGGAGATACTCTTTCTTAACCCATTTAAGACTAGTCCTAGGTTTATTAAAGTACTCATCCATGACAGGTTTACCACTATCATCTAACATGATACCCTCAGATGGTTCATATATAGATGAGTGAATGGTCTTAGCGTTAGTCATACCACGATTACGCATTACAATAGCCGCTGTACCAGTATAACTCATTGGTAATATCGAATCAAATGGTATATTTAACCGCTTAATTATTTCATTTAACACAACAGTCTTACCAGTACCAGCAGCACCAGTATATTGGAATACTAATTCAGATGAATTATTATACCATTCCACTGCGGCTGATACAACTGCCTCTTGACCTGGGTTTAGTATAAATCCCATAAATCATTATCTCCTTTTACGTTTCTTAAGATCTATCTCTGGTGGATAGTCTATTGCTTCGTAACTATATCTTGCTTCACCAAATAACATGAAGTCAATGATTTCCATATACTGTAATGAAGAGTTATAGTACTTTCTAGTAGTAAATTGAGTACCATCAGACATCATTACATGTAATTGACTTCTTGGATCATTAGCTGGACCAAATACTTTAAAGTAATTGGATAGATAGTACTTATCATCATCCCATTCTGCAATGAAGATATCAAATAAGAACTTCATGATGTTTTTATTATTAACTGGGTCAAAGATAATAGAATCGCCATATGCACTCTCATAGTAGTCAACTGGCATTCTAAAATATTTACCTTTATAATCTAGGGCTCTAAGATCTCCATCACTATCTGGAATACAGATATTGCGAGTATAGAAATCTTTTTCTAGACCTAGCTTACTTATTAGAGCGTTAGTGGCACCAATTACATTGGTATCCCACATACACATTAATGCATTTTCCATTTCAAATATTCCTCATACCCCTAAACATTATAGTAGCATAATGAATCGAGGTGTTAAATAATGGATGATAAATATAATTCCGATTCCGGTCTTGAATATACCGAGGTAGGTATACTAACTTCTGTTTGTAATAAATACGAGCCTGGATATCAAACGTTTTATGTGCAAGCACTTAATCCTATGAATATGAAGTCTCCAGTAAAGACTACAAGCAAAGTTCAGAATCCAAATATTATCAATAAACAAAAGTTTACAACTGGCAAAGTTCAAACTGGATCTAATATCCTTATTGAAATGCCTAAAGAAGTTGTAAGAAATTTCCCAACGAAATTCGTACCGCCTGGAACTAGATTTACTATAGCTTTCCTTGGTGGAGATATAAATAAACCCGTAGTTACAGGAAGGGATTACGATGGCTATGATGAAAACTATAAATAGTATTCAGGCATTCATCAATGATAAACCTATAATAAGTACTGACTATGCCACTATGTCCTTCACTGAAGAACGTGAGCGTATTCAGTTCGCTGTAGGTAATATAGTAACTGATGATTACTATCCTGAATTGAAAGCTAAATGCGTTAGAGTCCATTTATCAGACGATGATATCATGAAGTATAAATATAGACCTAAGATGTTGGCATATGATATATATGACAACACTGAGCTATATTATGTAATACTTAGAGTCAACGACTTATATAATGTAAAGGACTTCAATCTCAGCAAGAAGTATATCTATCTACCATCTAAAAAGGTATTGAAAGAATTCTTAGCTGATGTACATAACTTTGATATTAGAAATATCCGTACATTCAATTCTAATCATGAACTTAAAAGATAATTCTTCTATAGGTCTAGGCTCATTGTAGTCTAGACCTATTAAGTATTCCAAGTCCATTCTATGACATCATCAACTAATGCTGGTGTATATCCAGAAAGGTCTTCATCGTTTTCATAGACTAGAGCATTTCTATAGACTATTCTAGGAGCTCCATCTTCAATATTATCCATATTAAAATCTCGGACTACATTAACCATATGCTGATAGCTTTCTGGTATATCTACTCCAAGGAATGTATATGTATAAAGCTTTTCTTCGTCAGTGAATTCATTAAACATCCGTAGATTTGTCTTCAAGATAACTTTAGTATCATCAAAGTTAGCCCCACGGTTGTCAGTATTCTTTCTAGCATATTCTTCTAGCTCTCTAGCAAATAGAGGACTAACACCATATGCATCTGCTTTCTTTTTAATTGAATCACTTTCTTTAACCTCTTTAGGTTTATCTACTGTTTTTAAAGAACCCCAACTAGAGTTGCTTTGTGTTTCATTACTTACAGTTCTAAGTTCATTAAGAGATAGCTTGGTTAATGGTTCAGATAAATGAATATCGCTTAACAACTCTAATGGTCTCTCCTTAGAGTATGGGATATAGAAGAATGGTGCTGATTGATTCTTAAAACGTTTCTTAGCATTTGCCATACCAAGATATCGTCTACCATCACCAGCATCTTCTGGAACTAATATAAATGCAGAGTCAGCATTCTCTGTAATCAAAGTAGATTCACCGATATTAGCTCGACCTACTTTACGTACTAAATCTGCTTCATTTGTTCTTCTACCCTCATCAATTATTCTAGCCGCATCACGATTCAACTGAGATGCTGTAATAACTGGGATATGTTTAGCGATTGCAAATTCTTTGAATTCATCTACTACTGCACCAAGAGCAATACGCATATCACCACCCATGAGTTTAAAGTCACGTGGTCTAATACGTTTAATATAGTCTTGTACTAAGCAGATGACCTCTTGTCCATTTGCATTCATTTCATCATAGATTGTATACAAGTAGTCTGTATCAACAGAGTTGCTTGGTACATATCTAAATTCAATATCGATAGGAGAGTCATTAGTTACTCCAAGGCCATTTTGTTTTAATAGTCTCATGACTTCTTTATGACCACCGAATTCACTAATGTCTTCATCAGATACTAAGATACCAAATACACGTTCCAAGGTTTCATTCAATGTATTCTCCATCGTGAGGAATAAGATAGTTGGACGTTTAGTTGGATCTTTTGTTACCACATCTTTATTATTGGCTTTGATTTGAAGAGTTAAGTTAAGTAATGTACTAGATTTACCCTCACCAGGTAATCCTAGATAGATATAACAACGATCACTTTCAAATCCACCATTTAAAGATCTATTGATAGCCTGAATACCAGACTTTAATTTAGTAGAACCATCCATAGCTCGATTATACATATGAGCTACAGTTGCTTCAAACTGTTCTTCATCAGATAAAGATAATGATTCAGATACACTACTAACGCTTACATTATCTTTAATCTTACGACTAACTTCAGAGATCTGTCTACGTACATCTTTAACGATCTTATACTTTTGAGTCTCATCTGAAGTCACATAATCACTATACTGAGTATAGATATTAGACATAATGGATTGGGTATAGAAAGTATTTCTATGCTCACCAATATTCTTTTCAATGAAAGCTAACTCATTAGCACCTAATGATTCTTCTAGCTTTCTTAATGGGAATAGATTATCTGGGTCTATTCCTTCCATAGCTGCTTGCATAAGGATATCACGATTCTCATAACCCTTAAGTCTAGCATCTAATAGTTGTCTTAGAAATACGTAGGACGTTTTCTCCCGAACTTGTTCTACGCTAAAGTTCTTGGTGGGATCTATCATAGATAATAGTTCCCGCAAATCTGTCAAAACACTCCGGTTGGAAGTGTGAATGGTCTTTAAGATATAATTTGCATACAAGATCATCGATGATAGTGGTAATACATATCCACTACCTATATCTTTCTTTGCCATTTCCAATCCTCACTTTACATTAGGCTATCACTCCTTTAGAAGTTCGATCAACTCTTCCGGAGTAATATAAGTAAATCCCTTACTATCATTGATATATCTACTTAGAATATCAAATTCAGTAAGGCTCTTGTCAGTAATATAATCAAACTCCTTACATTGCTCAAGTACTTCTTGAGATTGTCGTCTAATTATATCATTCTTATAATCACACTTGATAGCAATACTTGGATTATTCCGATAGAATGATTTCAAGATATTGATATTCTCGTGCTCTAAAGTAAATTCCATACGTATATTATGAACACCTTGAGCTTGTCTCTCTTTAATGAATGCAATAATCTTTTGAGGATCATCTTTAATCATCTCATCAAAGTTTATTGTGTCATATTTGTAAGAATGAATCTCTTCAAAGTGAACGTAATACTGTCTCGTAGTTATATTATGTAATAGAATTAGATATCCCTTTGGTTGCTCTTCTCCATAGCACCACCTATAAGGTGATCCACAATAATAGAAGTCTTTTTCATAACAACCTTGGACGTGTACATGACCTGATATCACTGGTCCCATAGAATATTTGAAATTATCCATTCCAAATACTGGACTCGGTGAATCTAAGTCAATTTTATCTTTTCCGTATATAGCGCCTCTAATCGTACCATGCATGCATACCGCATCACAGTAGTTGTAATAAAGCACATTTTCGTAAAACTCCCTTCCCATTCCTGGCACTTCAGGTATACATAGGATGCGTTTTTGCTTTACATATTCAAATTTTATTGTTTCAATTACTCTTACATCAACAGATGGATCATTCATATATCTATAAAATAGCTTTGTCTGATTTGCATCATGTGATGGAGTACCATGTAATATAAATAGTGTACATTGTTTGACTCGACACAGTTGGACTAGTTCATCAATGAACTTCATAGCATACATAACTGCATCGGAGTTACTCATAAACTTATGGTGGAATAAATCACCATTAATTGAAACCAAGTCTAAGTCTAATAGACTGATTCTATCTATAAACTGATTCTTAAGAATCTCATATTGTTTAGCCGGATCAAATACCCCAAAATGTATATCCGATATATGGGCTTCCGTTAAAATATTGTCTTTCATAATATTCCTCTAAATGAAAGAAAAGATATCGTAAGGTCCCTTCAAGGGCCTTACATTTTATTTATTAAACTGTTTTACCATTAGTAAAAAAATAAATCCCAAGGATCATAGAAGACCCTTGGGAAATGGTTTTATTTTGTTAGCATTTCAAAGCATGTATAGAACTTTGTATCATCAATAGCTGCTGGAGCTAATTTATCAGTAGATGCATAACGATATCTAATTACGTTATACTTGATAGACTTCTCAATACGCCCTAAGTTATTCTTAAGAACTGCTCTACCAACATCACCATCAGCGAATGTAACTCGCTCATAGTTCTTTAATGTATCCTTCATAGCCTCTTCAGAGTCTAAATCAATGAATTCTCTAAACTCATCAGCATCTTCCACATTAGGATCAATGAATTGAACTATACGTCCACTATCGATAATAATATCATCATCAGCTTTAGAGTTTAATCTATATCCTTTAGGAGCAATATCTTCTAATAGATCTTGTACAATTGCTTCAGGATCTGTAGGATCTTCTGATTCAATACGCATAGATAATACTGCTTCGTATTTATAGTTATACACGTATTCTATATCAGCAGTTGTGGTATAGATAGTACACGTATAGATTGGACGGATTGGATCAAGGAAGTCAATACCAGCAATTCTAGCACGTTCTTCATCATTAAGACCATAATATACGATAGGATCTTCTACGTCATCTCTATCATTTCTCCATTCAACATCAATAAGTTTTGCATTGTCTTTGATTAGATTTAAGATTTGACGTAGTTGTCTAAAAGTTGTATTGTATTTCTTACCAGCCATTTGATTATACCTCCTTACAATACTTCATTAGGTTAACAAAAGAAGTCATTAACTTATTAAGCATATTAATAAATAGATACTCATCAATCTTATTATCGATTACAAGTTCTCTATCCTTAAATTTGATGCTTGAGATGACTTCATTCTTAATTGTATTCAAGATACTAAGTGTAATAGTTGGATTGCTTTGTTTTAAACCAATAGTACATACGTTAGTATCATTGAGTGCGAATTCAATATAGATGAAACCATCTTTTGAATATGTAATAGGTAATCCATCTTTCATATCTTTTGTATTATGATAGAAGAAAGATACCTCAGCAATCTTAATAAACGCTGCCATTTCTCTCATCATTGCATATGATGGAGATGTATTAATCAACTCACTGTAGTACTTACTAAGCTTATACTTATAGATAAGCTTAGAGAAGAACCATTTAGGAGTTGGTTCAATAACTTTATCAAAGAACTGATTAGCTAATTTCTCCATTAGTTATCTCCTTTCTTTTTATATTTAACAATAACCCCATCTTCAGTTTCAGTAATACTCTGAACTTCATACATAGTAGAGGTTGCTTGTAGGTTTGTTAATCTAGCATCATATTTCTTATCAACTGGTTTAGCTACCATATGTAATACAATGCCGAAGCATACGATAATAAATAAAGACCAAAGTATTAAAGCTACTAGATACTTACCATTAGTATCAGTAACTTCCCGTCTTAAGTTCATATTTCATATCCTCTTTCTTTTAAATAATCTTTAAAATCAAAATCTTGATTATTCTGATTCATAGCAGTTATTGCTAAGATATCCATCAAATCAAAATATATCTCTTTAGCTTTTTCTTCAGTCATGATTTCTCCTAACTTAAGATAGTTTAGCTCCTGCAAGTGTATTCATATTGTAAGTATCGATCTCTCTTACTACTTCATTATATAACTTCTTTACTTCTCTATAAGAGAGTGGAGTAAAATTATCTTCTTTAAAACCAATCAGTGTAAGAATATCACATTCCATCTCAGGGGTAGTTAGTGTACGCAAGATTAAGACATTCCCATCTTTTACATATGTGGATACGTAGTTAATATCTGGGTCACCATCTGCATATGGTACAACTCTACCATTACATGAGATAGAATTACCATTCATGAATTGTATATAGTTCATAACTGTACCGATAGATTTAAACTTCTCAGCATTATTGTGTGATAAGAAGTCTGTCATCACTTTCGGTGCAGTTGCTGTCTCTTTTAAATCTTCAAGAGACAACTCAGGATCTTCTGAATCATAGATTGTAGTATAATCAAATGATTCACATACTGTCACATAGTCAGTGAATAGCTTTTCACCTAAGGTGACAGTTTTATCTAATAAATCTAATGCTGTATTCTCATTATACTCACTTGGTGGCATAAGAACTGCACACCCTTCAATCATATCGTCAAATACAAAACTAAATTTAACATTGTCTATTCTATTCCATAATAAGACTATACGGAAGAAGTCACTATCAATGACTTCAACTCTTAGCTTATCAAAATATATAGAGTTAAAAGTATCCAGTAATACTGGAGAGATATCATAAGCTTCCATAATATCACCATCTACTTCAGCCATATGGCGTCTTATGATAGCCTTTAATCGTTCAAGTTGATCTTCAGGAGTAGTTTTTATTAGATCGATTTGATTTATCGTTTCCATCTATTTACCCTCCTTAGGAATATTTTTAACAATACCAAGTAGATCAAATTCATCACTGATAGCTAAAGTATTACTCATGCTATAGGAAGAGTTGATTACAATGATATTGGATTTCACGTCATAAGTAATATAAGTACTGTACTTAGCATTGATCTTAATAATACCATTATTAACTTCAACCCATGCTATACCAGTACTAATCTTAGATACATCCCCACAAGATTTGACGTATTTAGCAATAGCTTCTAATCGCTTAAATACTAAATCATTGGAGAATCTTCTAGTAGACTTAACTGTAGTATATTGATCAAATGAGGAACGTAGCATTTTTGCAATACTAGCATTCGCTTTATATTCACTTTCAATATCTAAGTCATCAAGCATCATGTTAAGGATAAGACCTAGTGCATGATAAGATTCAAATGTAATAATAGAGTTAGACTTAATACTCATTACTACATCATCTGATTCATAGATAACTGCAATCTCTACTGCACATCCAGAACCAATAAATTTAAATAAGATTAGACTATCGCTGACATTTACTGCGTCAACAAAAGTAATCTCACTACCATTAGCTCCAGCCTTATAGGAACCGATGGATAGTTTATCCTCTTTTACTTTCTTTGCTAACTTAATTAAGCCGTTAGCGTAACGAGAATAAAGTTTGTTTGGATTGATCAATTTCATAGCTGTTGATCTCCTTTCGAATAAAAAATAAAATATAAGGGGTGGTCTTGGCGGGCCTTATCGTGCATAGAGGGAGCTATGCATATTTTCGTTCATGTTGATATAGTTTATAATGTGTGTGTCCAGTGAGTGTGGTAATTGTTATAAGGATTGTTAGTCTAGTCAGAAGGAGAAAAACAATAGCTGGGGGACAGCTATCATTCTATTTACGGGAGTTACACTTCTTTGTCTAGTTATCTCACTGGGGCGATTTAGTTATTGAGGTATGTTAGATTGCGCGGGGTGTGTTAGAATAATATCGCGCTAATAGGGTTTCTGTGAAGGCCCGCCAAGACCTTAGTAGAAAGGAGCTTACCTATAGGGGAAGGTAAGCTGATATCGATTGCTCGATATCACCTAAATAATATATAGCTAAAATAAAGTTTACCTAGCATTAGTTCTGGTATCTTTATTTAGGCTATCGAATAGAGTGAAGTAAATAGACCCACAAATACGGTCTTTTACTATATTATATAAAACTGTAGTATCTAGAGTCTTCTTATCTACAAAGTCCATGTTTTCTATATTCAATAAACACATATATGCACAGACTTCTTTATCTCCCATATATTCATCTGGGATATCATAGAAGTTGTAATCTGTATTATCAAAGAACCCATGGCTAATTAGTATATTCTCAGCAGCTAGCTTAAATAGCTCTACATCTTTATCTTCAATTAACGTATCAAATAGACTATAGCCATCAACTTGAACTACTCCCTCGAAATCATACTGTTCTACATTTCTAAGATATTCTTCTTTTTCAAAACGAGCTAATGTCTTAAAGTTGAATCTAGATAGATTGATTAGATTAGCATTATTACGGTCATCAGTAAACCAATCTTTATACCAATCAGTCTTTCTAAGATCAGTCAATAAAGAGACATCATCTAAATTGATGATATCAGAATATAGTGTAAAGATATGTCTAGAGCTTAATAGTAATTCTCTATTCAATCTCTCACCAATGAATATAGTTAATGCTTTACCACGATCTCTATTATCTAAGTCTTTCAATTCATATATCTTAGATAGAGTCTCTTGTAATAGCTCTTCATAAGTTTTATCCATTATAAGTTACCTGCTTTAACGTTTCTATAAATAAAGTCCCCAACAGCTAATACTAGGCTATCAGTCTCATGATTATCCATATTAGGATTATACTCATCAAAGTTAATAGTAGTCAATACGTTTTGATAAACAATAGCCATATGAGGAGATTCAATATCCCAAGATAGAGTCTTATCATTGTCCACATAAGTTAAGTTACTTAGAATCAAATTAGGATTGAATTCAATTATCTCTTTAAGATTAGCCAATAAGATTGGTATCTTATAGAGATATAATAACCCACATAAGAACGTTAGTGGTGAAGATGTCTTAACTGGGAATATATCTTTTTGATCTCTTAAGAAGAAATCAAAACTATTTACACCCTCTGGTAATTTATTACTATAGAATGCTTCCATATATTCATTCGTAGCTTTATCTTTCTCATATTCAGTATATTCATACTTAATATTAGATAGATCCTTTTCTTTAAACTGCTTTATCAGTATAGATAACAAAGTATTTTCCATTACTATTCCTCCCTTGTTATATGAATGTGATTTGTTTAATAAAAAATAAAAGAAGGCAGGAGATTTCTCCCCTGCCTCTAGTGTTAGTTATTATTCTTTTCATGAATAGTCTTAATAGCTTTATTAAGTTCACGACCAGTTGGTAAGAACGAAGATCTAAATTTAGATGGACGTTCATCGCCAACTATCAACTTAGAGATAATATCAGCATAGCCATAGCTATCTTTCATAAGACAATCATATTCAATTGTCTTTTCTTTACGATTAACCCTAAAGTTTGGTAATGCTTCACTCAATTCAGGATAATCAATGAGCTTAGTATAGATAAAGTAGAATTTATCGAATGAGTCTTGTTCAGGTCTACCATGACGGAACTCAGTAATTCTACCATTCTCATCTTTGATAACCAATGCAGGTAAATGAGTATATTTACCAAATAAGGATTTATCTGCATCATATCTTGCTCTAAGGATTTCCTTAGTAGCCTTAAGATCAACAATGATATCAATCAACTTAATATAACGGATATTTACGACTTGTAGATCAACACAATGTCTTAGACCATTGTAGTTTACTTTAATTAATGGTCGTTTACTTCTATCTGGTTCTTCTTCAATCACTAGATAGAATGTAATTGATGTATTACCACCAAGTCTTGCTTCAGTGATTTTGAAATCAATATCCTTTCTGAATCTAGTATACTTACATATTTCCCTCTTCATTCTAGTACGGTCACCATATTGGTGTCGTCTTAAGATATCATTCAATGCACCACCAATGTCTTGGCATAGTGCTGCAATTGTTTGCAATCTAGGAATATCTTTTCTGTCTAAATACGTAATAAGTGAGTTCATTATATACTTCCTCCTATGAAAACCTTACCATTTTTAACATAAGCTGCTTTTAGATCATGACATATAATTGCACCCATTTCTTTATCTTCACATACATATTTAGTTCTATTACATTTTAGTTGACGATAATTTCTATCTGAGAAACTATTACACTCAATAGAATTAAATATTGACTTATCATAAATTACAATAGCGTGCTCTTTTTCGAGAACTGGTTTTATATAATCATAGTGTCTATTATTAATAAGATCTATCAATAGATTTAGTATAGCTTTACGAGCCTCTATTAAATTATTAACACTAGTTGAGAGTATATCTACACTATAATCGTTATCTTTATCAATAATTAGAAATAGCTTATTATAAATAACATCATCATGATCAAATTGTATATGCATTCTAATACCATTATGATATTTAAGCTCACATAAAGTTACTTCCATATCTTTAGTCTTATATGAATCTTTTTTGGCTCTTCTAAAAGATGCAGGAGTATGTCTTAATTCCCATTCAATAGTTTTACCAAGAGCATATACATCCTTTACAATATCTCTAATAATAGTAGCTCTTACGACAAATAACGAAGCATCTTCAACTGTCATCTTTAAATCTTCCATTATGCAATACCCTCTAATGCTTTAACACCTTTAACAAAATTAGTTAATTCTCTTTTAGTAAAAATATACCCCTCTCTATTAATACTTGAACTTTTTCTTGTCACTATCAATTCATTAGCAGTATCTACATAGAATGCACATTTATCATCTAAATAGAACTTCATCAAATCTTTTCTAATTTTAATATTTGGAGAATATTTAATCTTAGATTTGTGTAAAATATCATATGCTACCTTATACTTAGTATAGTCATTATCATAATACTTAGTTGAAGCAAAAGTAATACTATCATCATCATCGTATTCAATAATAAATGGAGTATAATCGCATTTTGGTAACTCTTTCTTACTGAAATTGCATTTCATCATAAGAATCTTACGAATCTTTAATAAATATGGCAATAAGTAATCAATGGATTCAGATCTCCATCTAATATGAAACTCACTAATATTCTTTGTATTATTGCTAAAAGAAATATATCCATGACTATTATCCATAAATCTTGGCACAAATGTACCAAGTACAACATCAGCTCCACCATGATGATTTAACTTAACCTCTTTTAAATGAGTGATCTTATCTATCTTAAATAAACTGGTTAATGCATTAACAATCTTATATCTAAGATGGTTAGGTGTATCTCGTACAACTTTATTAATCATACAGGCAATTTGATTAGCTACTTGTCTTGTAGCTCTAAGTTTAATAAGATCTCTACTTTTTAATACTTTTAGTTCTTTCACTTTTATCAGTCTCCTTATAATAAATATATACGTGATAGGACCAAATATCCTATCACGTATATAATATATAACTATTTTATTTAGTTATTACCCAGTCCATGAAATGAGTAATACATCCTCTAAGGAGTCTGTCAGTATTCACTTTAGGATCAGTTGATGGATGACCAAAATGCTCTCTTAGATTCTCGTAGTTATATCTATTGATATTAAACTCACTTGTATTATGAAGAGTTGGAGCTAATACTACATTATATCTGACTTTAGCATCAATCTCTTTATTAAGAAGAATATGATGAGCTGGTCCAGCACTAACAGTTAACTGCTCAGTTATATCATCTACTTTGAATAATACATATTCACTATTAGGCTCACGAGTAACTGTATACCAAGGTAAACTCGTTTTATTCTCATATTGCATTGGATTGGCTAATTGTATGGCTACAACTCCACAGATTAGTTCATAAATATTAGCACTAGCTATATATTTACGCATACTATCTTTTAATCTACTAATCTTATAATCATACCATAGAGCTTTAAGGAAATTACAAGAATCTTGTGCTTTCTTTAACTCCTTATACTGTAATATGAACTTCTGTAATTGAGGTATATCAAATACCTCTAATATTGGACTATGCATATCTATTCCACCCAACCAAATATTTGACATATCGTTGCTGCTGAAGCTATAATGAATATACCAAATATAATAGCAAAAGATTTATCAATCAATATTAGAACTCTTTCTTCCAATCCATGAACTTCTTCATTCTGATAGCTTATTAATAATACTGACTCTAGTACGAATAGCATAAGAGATGCTATCATTATTTTAAACGAAAACATAACTCCTCCTAACTAAATACCCATATCCATACTGCAACTAATAGTGGTAGAAATGAAGCAACTAAAGTAGCTCCACCTATCCATATGCATATCCTATATAAAGCCTCATAACTTCTTAAGAAAGTCTTAGTAAAGAACCCTATACCTAACAGGAATAAGCCAGTGCCAGTAAGAGCGAAATAGAGTCTGAATAGAAAGTCATATTTTACCATAATGCCCATACCCATATACAAATAACAGTAACTACTACTGAAATAATGGCTACTGCTACAGTGGCCCATGTAAATATCTTAAGAAACAAATCACTCTCTAATATTAGACTAAAAGCTGTACATGATGCAAATATAGTTAAAGTTGCATATAGTGCTATAAAAATTTTGTATATATCCATTATAAGAATCTCCCTAACCAGCTTATGAATAGTATCCAAAGTGTACCAAGAATTGCTATTAATAATATAACTAGATTACCTATAAGAACCATTCTAGTTATATCTCTAAAGGAACTATCAAGATATCTATCTATATGATACTGCAAGAATGTATGATTACATACGATGTATAAAATTGCAACTCCAATTAGATTCTTTGATAGTCGTATCACTAGATTAATCGATGTATCGAAAATCATATTATCTCCTATTTGACAATAAAGTCAGATGTCTTCATGTCTCTAAACAGATTGATATAATAGAATGAGTTTAGTGTCTCTATAAACCCAAGGAATAGAGTCTCAACTAACTCCTCATTCTGTTTAATGTCTATAGTATATTGCGTATACTTAGACTCAAACTTATTAAGTTGCAATACTGTAAGTTTATCTACATTGATACCTATCTCTTCTAATAGATACTTATATGCAGATAGTTGCATAAAGTATTTATATCCAATATTACTAGAGGTCTTATAGTCTACAATATGAACTTCATCACCGATTCTCATGACTGCATCTATAGTACCACAGAAGTGCTTACCAATAAGTGACTTCTCTAACATGATTGGTTCTATAAGAGTATTTCTCTCATAACCCATATCATTAAACCATTGTATGAATGACATAAATCCCATAGTCTTATCTACTGGATCAGTCATACATAAATCATTAGTCAAGAAAGATTCTATTTCATTATGAACTCTAGTCCCCTCAACAGCATATCGATTTAGTTCTCTACGATATCCAATGCCTTTAAATCCCAATGAGTTTGCCCATTGAGCAATATATGCTTCGTTAATATGATTAAGTACTTGAGTCACACTAGGAACTTTATTCTCTCCATGCTCATAAGTACCAATTTTTACTTCATCTTTACCGAAAGTAAACATCCATTCACCTCCTATTAGTGTATCTATATGTCTGGGGCTTAATAAAGAATTAATTTGAGAACTTAATAGTAATATAGTTTCGCCAACTATATTGATCATGAATCAAGGATGACAGCCTGTGTTATGCTCTTTATTCATTTTAAATGTGTCTTCATTGCATATATGCCCCTAGGAGTTTAATGCTCCTAGGGGTGTATACACCTGTAAATTAAACATTGTAGTAATATTTTAGATACTTTCCAAGGAGGATTATAATGGCTCAGTTGAATTTTAAACTCATAAATGAGACTTTTATCTTTTCCCAATATAAAGATGAATACGAAAAATCTGTCTTAAACTTTATCAAAGGTGGTAAAGTTATTGACGTTCATTCCGATGCTTTTGCTGATATTGCATATGATGTTAAGAAGACACAAGTTGGTTCTTTCTTAGTATCTGCAATGGAATCCAAACAAATTGTACTTTATACTAGTACACATCCATTAGCTCGTAGTACTCGTGTATTAACTGCTAAAGATATTAAAGGTAATACTGGTAGATACTTGATCTATGTAGACTGCACTCAAATTATTGACTTTGAAGGTGGTAAATATAAATGCAACAATATTAAACAATTAGTTGCTCATCTATTAGAAGCATCTGTAAACATGATGTATTTTGCTGGCTTTACTAATATCGTATCTCGATTCGATTTAGTTAAAGCTGGGGCATATGCATTTGCTTCTCTATTCAATAATATCATTAACTACCTATTCAAAACGAATACTGTAAGTAATATCCATAACCGTGTTATGTACTTAGCTTCCCAATACTTCATTAAGAATATCATTGGTAGCAATAACCCTAAATATGGTTATGCAAATAATACTGCATTCTCTAAACAAATTGCACGTATCTCTGATCGTGAAGTTGAATTGATTGAATCCTATATTGATCGTGAATCTTTCAAGAACTTAGATACTTTTGTGGCTATGCTTAGAGATTCCTTGAAACTCCATAAGTTAACTACTGAGCTAGTTATTGCTACATGGGTTAAAATGTATTCTCCATCTGCGATGTTTGCATTAGAATACTTCCCAGCATTCTCTGCTATGATGACTAATGCATATATCGGATGCTATTTAAACAATCAATCTACTATTGAAAAGGTTACTAATCGTGGACTTCCTGAATACGTGAAAGCTGTTCTAGAAACTGGAGGCCAATACTATGAAATTTCTCGATAACGAAGTTTATAACTACGTTGATCAGCTTAAGAATTATTCTACAACAAATATCTCTGGGATGCAGAAAGGTATCGTCCCAGAGGTAGTTGATATTACTTGGGATAAAATGAATTATTACGTATCCAAAGGCATCCGTAGGTATGTAACCTATGAGATGGAAGGATACGTATTACGTCTGACTGGTATACGTTATAGAGTTAATAATATCAACAGACAGAATATTGATTTTGATAAACGTATGACTGATGCAGTCAATGAAGGCTTAGTATATCCATTTATGCTATTCGTAAATGGCTATCACGTTAAATGGTCTACATTCCGTGTAGTTCGTAATGCTAAATATACTTATATCGTATGTGATAATGATACCGTTGAAGGTATCAATCCATTACATATTGAACGTGTAGAAGTAGTTAACTTACCTTATACATATATGAGTTACTCTGAAGAGAGAAGAATTCCTAATCCTAATACGGAGATCTTCCGTTTTAATGAAGATGGTAAACTCTCCTCATTTGGTAATGTAGTTTACAGTCTAGATCCTACATTGCTAAAACTCACTATTGGTAATATTAAAGTATTAGCTGGTGGTAGAGTTGTAAATAGTGATCTAGATGTAGGTGCTAAATTCAAAATGACTAAACACAACTTCCTATGCTGGGAAGATGGGTTATTCAATAAGAATATCGATCCAGATATTAAGAATCTTAATATTATTACTATGAACAATGGTGATGCTCTAACTAAAGACTTAGATATTAAGTACTTCTATAGAGATATTACTAATCATAACTTAAGTAATATTACTATTCCAGATAATAAAGAACTCTTGAAGAGTCTTATTATTGAACCTGAGAATGAAATGCCTACATTAGACGTTACTGCATTAGGTCGTGACTTTGATTTCAGATATCGTCATGATACTGAATATGAAGACAATGTAAATGCTGGTATTAGATATATTAGTAGATATAACTCTGCATTGTTTGGTAAGCTCTACGAAAAACGTATGAAGATTCATACTAGAACGTATACTGGTGAAGAGTTAAAGACTAATATTGCTAATAACTTACTATCTCTTCCGAGAGGGTTCCATAAAACACCTGAGACCTTTGTAATTATCTATAAAGATGGTGAGTTATGGGATATCTATGATCGTATTCGTTATAATACAAACAATTTCGAGATTCCTATTACGAATGATGAGATTGAGAAGATCTTAGACTTCAATACATTCGAAATTGCTTACTTCACTGGGGTAAATAATAACTTCTTGCAAGTAAACTGCACTGAGGAGAATAATACTATTGAGAATACTACCATCAAGTATGATGACTTAATGGTATTTGCTAACTATACTGAAGAGCAAATCTATAAAGACTTGCCTTTCAATAAGCGTACAATCTATGATGTAGATTATAAAGTAGATAAAGATACTAAAGCTGTTACATTTACTAATCCTGCATTCTATGGTAAGACTATCTATATGGCTGCTAAGAATCAGTTTAAGTATCAGCACTTTAATATTACTAAACCTACAGTTAGATACTTCTTTAGTCGTAACTTTATTCCATGTCTAAACCCTGAACGTTTTGCTGTATATCATAATGGTAGACTTCTAAGCCGTGATATGTATAGAGTTATTGTACCAGATGTAGAGAATACTGCTACAGAAGTTTGTGTACATGTTAGACGTGTAGCTCAACCGGGAGATAGAGTTGATATCTTCTACTTACCATATGACTTTGAATATAGAAATATTGGTAGATCTAACCAAGTTGATGTAGTCACAGTACGTGCTACTATTGATAGACAACCAATCTTCTCTATTCCATTCCCATCTAAGTCTGCATTATTAGATCATGAAAGCTTCTTATTAATGCGTGGTTCTGTATTAGTAGACCAAAGTCGATACAATGTAGTTGGACGTAAGATTGTATTTAAAGATCCAGAAGACTATGTAGACTATGGTCGTGAAGTTACATTCGTATTCTTATATAATAAGAATATCGATAGCAACCCTATGGGTGGTCTTGAAGAAGAATCAGTTCTTAATATAGAACCTAGATTTGTTATGACTGAACGGGATAATCAATTACGTTTTGATATACCATATCCAGAGAACTTCAATGGTTACTTCTTTGTGACGTATCGTGGTCTTTATGTAAGTCCTACACGATATGATCTAAACAAAGAAGAGGGTACTATTACATTCCTTGATAGAGATACTGGTCTTACTCGTGGTACTGCATTGATCTTCGTATTCGTATACCCTGAGGATAAGAATAAAGTTGGTACAACTGCAGTGACTGTAAGAGCATCTATTGAGAATCAAACTAAGTTTGGTATTCCATTACCATATGCTAAGTACTTTGAAGATCAAAACAGTTTCTTCTTAATCCGTAACGGTGTATTCCTAAATGATGGTGAATACTATATTGATACTAAAGAGAATACTGTTGAGTTACTTACAACTGATGGTCTCAATGTAGGTCAAGAATTGATATTCAACTTTATCGTTGGTAGAGATGTATCAGTTAAGACTATGATTGATGAAGTTGTAGCTGAAAGCAATGGTCAAATGGTATTTAAACTACCAGAGGTATTCCATGACTTCACTCATAAGGAAGGTAAGTTCTTCTGTGTAATCGGTGATACTTACATTGATAACCGTAGATTCGAAATCGATGGTAATGATCTTCGATTTGTTAATAAAGAAGATGCTGTACGTGAAGGTCGTTCTGTTACATTCATCTATGCATATATTGAAGAGATTGATTCTGAGACTGCTACTATTGGTAAGATTGTCAATACTTCTAAATATGCTCACTTTACAACTGAGTCTGTAGCATGTACTGAAGCAGGTCAACGTACATTCCTTATTCCATGGGCTGATTCTATGCTTATGGATAAGAAAGTTATAGTAACTGTTGGTAGTACATTCGTTAGAGAATCTCAATATGAAATCTCTAAGACTCGTAATACTTTAACATTCATTGATGATAGTGTTATTACTACACCTGATCGTCAAGTTACATTTACACTTGTAGACTCTGACTATGTAGTAATCCAAAAAGAAATCATTGATGTTAAAGCTGTAGTAGATGGTCAAACTGAATTCATTGTAAAATTACCATTTGATAACTACCTCAAGTTAGGTAACTCTCTAATGGTATTTGCAAATCAAACATTCATTGATCCAAGTCGATATGTATTAGATATGGAGACTAATAAGATTATCTTGAAAGATTATAATGATGCTTTGAATAAAGATCAATCATTATCATTCTTATACTTCTATATCGCTAACCAAAGCAATAAATCCTTAGAACGTGAAGACGTTCAACATGCTATGGTTAATGAACGTGGTTACTTATACTTGAATAGAGCAGATATCGGACATCTATTGAATAATAAGCTATACTTCATGTATATCAATGGTAAGAAGATTACTAAAGATAATATCATGAATATCGCTAATAACATCATTAGATTAAAATCTGACGTTCAAACACGATTCAATGCATTGATTCTTGATTATACTCCATCTATCCCAGAGTTGAGTAAATATAAATCTATCAACTCTGACTATGATATCATTATGAACCAAGTATCTAATGAAGATATTAATAAACTCTTTGATATCTATACTAACGTTACTGACCTTGAGGGACATATCATGGCAGATACATCTCAAGAGGCTATCATTAATGATATCATTAGAACGCATTGCTTAGCTAATGGTGTCAATAAAGGGTTACCATTCGTATATACTTATGATACAAGTACACTTAAAAATAGATCCATCTATGACTTAGCTAGTATCACTAATAAGTATATTGCTCCTGGTAGATATACATTCACTGTACCTGAAGATGTTAGTATGATTAATATTAGATCTATTGGATCTGCTAGTCGTATTAAACCATTAACTACTGCTACAGAGACTCTAGGCTATTTGAATTCATCTGACTTTGAGATTGGTGAAGTAAGCTATATATTACCAGTAGATGTGGCTAGATATCTAGATACAGTTATTGGTACTGATACAACAGTCATCTGTCAACCAATCAATAAAGTGAATAATCTCCCTGGTGTTCCAGCAAAGAATGACTTCTTACCTGGAATGAAACCTATTAGAGCTAATGATACTGATAGTACTCGTGGTAGAATTACACCATACTATTATCAAAAAGAGATCATTAGAAATCTTAAAGTATACCCTGGTATGAAATATAAGTTAACTGTACCAACGAATGGGTTTATTCATATTGCTTATGATCTTGCTGATACTGACTTGAATCAATATCATTTGAAATATAGAATCAACTTTGACTCTGATAAGAATGCTATTCCAGTATTCTATGAAGGTGATACTACAGTGGAAGCTGATAACTTCGTAGATGATTTGGAAGCTATCTATTCTAAAGAATTCAATCTTACTTACTCCCAAGCATTCACTGAGCCTGGAGAAGTATATTGGATCTGTCCAGACCATGTAGGTGAAATTATTCTTACATTATGTAGTGGATATGAGACATCTTTAACTAATGTATTACGTAGATTACCAGCTGGATTCCAATTCTGTGGATATGGTAGTACAGACTTCTCTGTAGCTCCATTACCTAGAATTGGTGATATTGATGTGACTAACGTTAATGATCTATTCAATAGACAGACTAACTCTTATGACTCTAGTCTATTTAATACAGTTACTGATGGTAATGAGATTCACTTTAATAGTGATGGTACATTATATGGCTCTGGTTTCTCTGAATTAGGTTATGCTACTGGTACAGATGCATTTGCTATTGACTCTAATAAGTCTGAATTATATCGTCAACGATTCAATTCATTATTGAGTAATGGTGTTAGAACTTCATTATCTGAAGCTTCTATTCCAAAAGAGGTTAACTCTTATATGAAAGTAGAACCTTTAGGGCAATACGTAGTCTATGTAGCACAGCAACGTATTACAACTGGTAATATTAACTTAGCTGCATTCCCAGACCATAAGTTCCATGGTGTAATCGGGTTAAGCTATGAAAATAAACAAGTCTTGAGTAATGAAGATAGTAATATCTACTTATCTAATGCTCTTGATGCTACTCATATACATAACCCTGATATTGACTATAGTGAACTTAACGTTGAAATGACTAATGCACAGTTAGATACTGACCCAGGTAGATCTAAGGTAGTATCCAATGAAGAAGTTCTATTAGAAAAAGATAGACCTGTATTCTTGAAAGAATTACCTAAGATCGTAGTTGATGAAAATAAACAAACTGAGTTAGATCAACTCAATATCTTCGATGCGGATGATATTATAAATAACTAACAAATTGCCGGATAGGGAGTAAAAATTCCCTATCCGGTTACATTTTGAACATTAATGTAATTAAAATACATATTCGCAAGGAGGTATAATATGGCTACTTCTAACTATAAAGGGACTCGTGTTCCTCTTATAGCATTAGATTATAATTCTCGCTTCCTGGCAGAGAAAAAAGAAATCTTATTTGACTATAAAACCGGTAAGCTCTATGTAGTATCCGCTGAAGATAAATCTGTAATCTTTGATATTACGAAACTTATCATGAAAGAAGTTGAGAAGGGTATTGACTTAACTAACTATGTCTTCAATATTGAAGGCGTTGGTACAGTAAACCTTTCTAACTATATCAAACAACTTTCTACACATAATCTACAAACGTTAGATGAAACTAATAAACGATATAGAGTTCCTCAAACATCTTTTGATAATGACTCTATCGTTGATTATGATGGTCGTATTGAAATCAATGGGTTCCATCATGCTTTGAATAATACGTATCCAGTTAAAGATGGCAACATCGTTAAATGGGTTCCACGTACTGATACTGATATAGTTTCTCGTGTAAAACGTCTTGAAGATACAGCACCACCTAATGCTGCTGAATTCAAAAAGTTAAGAGAAGATGTAGCTGCAGTTAAGTTTACAGCTAATGAATACTCTAATCTACCAGTAATGCGTCGTGATATAGATAATGTCACTACAAGAACTGGTGATCTAGAAACATCTCTTGCAGGTATTACTCCTAAGGTAAGTACACTAGAGAGCTCTATTGCACCAATCAATACTCGAATTAGAGAATTGGAAAACAAAGTGCTAGGTTTAGATGCTCGTGAAGACTATGGTACTAGAGTAACTACTTTAGAAAATAAAATGAATGGTATCCAAGGTAAAGAAGACCTTACTACTAAAGTTAATCTACTTCTACAAAAGGTAGCTAATCTTGAGCAAGGTGAAGACTTTGGTTCTCGTATCAATGCAATCCAACAACGTCTTACAATTGTATCTGATAATAGTGAAAACCGTTTAAATACAGTCAATCAAGAGATTGCTGCATTGAAAGAGTATGATACTAATAATACTCAAGTACGTAATTCTTTGAATGATCGTATTACTGCATTAGAGAATATTGGTATTGTTAATGCTTTAGATGCATTGAAAGTAAGAACTGGTGCTCTTGAAGGTGTACCTAACTTGACTACTAATGTAACTAACTTAGAAGCAACTACTAATACATTAACTAATGGTTTTGCTCAATTGAATTCCAAAGTACAAGGTCTTTTGACTGCAGAAGATCCATTACCTAGAATTCAAGTATTGGAAAATAAGTTAAATACTTCTAGCAACTTACCTCAAGAAGCTTTGATTAACTTAGCTGGTGGTACTACTGCAGTAGTATCTGCTGGTAGAGTTTATAACTATATCCTTGATACAGCTGAGCCTAAATTCCAAATCACTAGAGGCACTGGGTCTACTCAAGAAATTATTCTTATCTTAGATCCACATAACTTAAATGGTCAAGCGTTTAATATTCATATCACTCGCCATGATGGTGTTGAATTGAAATTACCTAGACGTATTATTCCATCTAAGAATAATGAAACTCAATTAGTTCGTCTTAATACATATGATGGTGGAGTAAACTGGTTCTGTACTGTTTCTCCTACATTTGTTGGTAAAGATGCTGAAATTGATAATACAATATAAGAATTTAATTGGAGGATATAGATGGCAACCTTAAAATACTTATCTTCTCTACGTGCTGACTTAGCTCATGTGCCTATTGAAGAAGGTCAATTTATACATGCTACGGATACCAATGAAACGTACTATGACGTTGCATATGATATCCGCTTTAAAACAGATAAGCTTATTATCTTAGATGCTGACTCCGATAGATATCGTTTATCTAATAATAGTCAAGCTAGTGATTCTAAGATCTATTATGTAACTACAGCTAATGCATTCTATACTTGGAGTGCTACAACTGAATGGGTAAATGTAGTATCTACTTCTGAGATTACTAAACTATTGGGTGACTATAAAACAATCACTCCAACTACTTTAGTTAAAGGTGAAGAACGTTATGCTCCATTAACTATTGCTTCCCAAGTATATACTGATGATGGTGAAACTGTAGAGGCTAAGATTAGACAAATCTCTCATATTGCTTCTGCATTTAACTCTATCTTAGTAACTAAGAAAGGTAAAACTTTCGATATTCCAGTTCCATTTGAAGGATACTTTAATCATCCTAATATGATGATGGTATTCATTGGTACTGCACAAATCTACCCTAACCGTTACTCCGTAGAAGGTAATCAAATTACTTTCCAAGAAGAGGTAGATATCAACCGTACTATCAACTTCCATTTCATTTATAATACTCAAGTACCTAAACTTGAGACTATGAATGCTATAGATGGTGCATACATCAATAAAGGTACTATTCCTATTGATAGAATGCAAAAGTATAGTCATAGCTATCTAACAAATGATACAACAGCAGTTGCTTCTAGTGCTGCAGTTAAATCTTTGTATGATAAAATGGCTGCTCTATTAGATCGTGGTGCTATTGTAACACGATGTACTACTAGAGATGATGCTCGTACTATGAATAGTACATTGGCTACTGATTACCGTCTATTAGATGGTAATATCATCATGGTTAAATTCCATGCAGATGTTGCTAGTAATGCTACATTGAAAGTTGCTGGTAAAGATATTCCTATCTTTGTTGGTTATGATCCAGTTAAGACTGGTGATATTATCGCTGGTGATGAATTATATCTCCAATACGACAGTGATAGCAATCGCTTCTATGTAACAAATGGTTTACCTTATCTTATTGATAGTACTACATACTCTTATGCAGTAACTCAAGATGGTGAAAATGTATTTAGATTTGATACACTTAACTATGATCCTGGTGTTGATAGAATCGAAGTATTCCATGATGGTGTACGTCTAATCAAAGACCGTAACTATAGATTCAATACTGAAAATAAGAGTATCTCCTTAATTGGTTATACTGCTGATGCTGGTGAAGTAATTGAGATTACTGTATATAAAGTAGCTAGATCTCGTGCTACTAACTCCAATCAAGTTACAGTAGTTCGTCCTGACTTTGAAACTCTAACAAGATCTCTTGGTGAAGCTTTAGAAGAAGTTAAAGCTAAGACTTCTGAATTGAAAAATAAATCTCTTGATGTTATCTTCCCAATGTTTGGCCCTAGACAAATGGAGATTGAAGATAGCGCAGAGGAAGATGTCGGCGAATGTGCATTTGTAGGTATTGATAAAAAGTATTGGTTTATTATTGATACTTTTAAAAAAAGTACTGAAAATGGCGGTTATGACTCTATTAAACGTGCCATGAGAGAGAATGGAATTAAAAAGTTCGAATTCCTTCTTATCAGTCATTGGCATAACGACCACTATGGTAATGCTATTAACTTAATGCGTGATGGATTAGTAGGAAAAGTATACGTCCAAGACGTATTTAGATATCCTAATGGTCTTAATGGTCGATGGGGTGGCATGCCTGCTGCTGTATTGCAACTTATCTATAATGAGCATAAAGCTGCAGCTATTCAATATGGCGTTCCATTTGAAGTTGCTCCGACTGGTAATGTAGATTTCCATGGTGCTAATTTATATTTCCATAATAATAATGATTTCTGGATTAAGAAGCATAATGATGAAAATTGGAGTCTGGGCGATTATAATAATACATCTATTGGATTATTAGTATCCTATATTGGGCGTAACTATTTGACCCAAGGTGATGCTAGAGAGCCAGTGATGGCAGGTCATGCCTGGGATATGCCAACTAATATTGACTTAATGAAATCTCACCATCATTCTATTACAAATATGCCTTGGAAGTTTAAAAAGTTAAAACCTAAGGATGTTGTTATTACATGTAATAGACGTCAGATGGTTGAGTGTACTAGATTTGATTACCAAGATAATCTAGCAGCTATGGGTGCTAATCTCTATTTTGTAACTAAACAATATGCAGATGTCCATATTACTTATCGAGCTGAAAATAATAGCGTAAAGTATAATAAAGAATTAACTCATGGATTCCCAGATCTATGTGCTCAAACTACTATGGGTGGTAGTTTAAATACTATCTATGTTGATATTAATACTAATAATACAATTAATACAGGTGACTCTGGTGCTCCATTGAAATACCTATCAGATGCAGTACGAATGGCACATCTAAGCAAATCAAGAGAACTTAGAGTTGCAATAGCCCCTGGTGATTATACTAAAAATAAAGATAATTATAACTTCTTCCGTATTCTGGATAGTAGTATGGGATCTCTACAATTAATAGGACTTAAGGGTAGAGTTAGATTTGTAAATCTAAATCCTCAAGAAGGAGAAGTAATATTCCCTCCAATATATTCTCTAGGTTGCGATCAGGTTTATTTTGAAAATATTACATTTAAGAATTCAAATATAGATGTCACAGATAGAGCGATTGCTGCAGCATCTAGTTTCTTTAATGCTGAAGTTAGTGGTAGTATAGCTAGATTTATTAATTGTAAGTTTGGTTTTGAACATGAAAAACTTATAGCTAAATATAATGCTGATAGAAACTTTAATCTTATATGTGTAGATGCATTCTTTGCAACTGTAACTCTTAATGGCTGTACTTTCTACGGTAAAGCTAAATATGGCGTTAGATCTGCAGAAGGATCTAATGTATCTATCACTAATAATACTACAGTTGCTGAAGGTATCGAAACTGTCTACTATGCAACTGATGGCAATATCAATGTAAATGGTGTAGCTAATCGTAATACATCTAATGAAACTACAGGTGGTGGTCAAGTTAGATTCCAAGATGTAATTACCCCTAGCTATCAAAATACAACCAGAGGTCAAATTGTAGGTAGTAGACTATCTCAAAAATATGGTGGTCCTCAATACTTCATCTCTGATGGTGCTGGTGGATATGATTCCATGGATCACTTCAATATCCATGGTAATAGTAATATGATACCTAAGTTTGCAGGTCAGTTCTCTTATGAACCTAGATCTAAGAAACTTAAATTCGCTATGAATAATACTGCAGTATCTGATTGGGTTGAATTGGCTAATACTGATGCTCTTCAAGCAACTAAGACTGAGTTGACTGGTACTATTAATAATATCAAGACAGAGTTAAGTGGTTTGACTACAGCAGCTAATACTACAAATTCCAATTTAGTCAGATATATAGAATTGCAAACTGGATATAGAATATGGACTAATGGTGCAGTTTTTGCTAAAGGTGAAAAATTCATCTATGAAGGTAAAGCATATCAAGTTGTATCTAATAATGCAGTTAATGTAAGTGATAATAATGCTCGTACATTAAGTAGTAATAGTAATATTATCGGTGCAGTTATTAACTTAGAAGGTAATTCCGTAGTACAATATTTCGATAGAAATGATGCCCATTTAGTTGGTGAATTAGTTCTACTTCCATATATAGCTGATGGCTATGTATTAGCTAATGGTGCAGAGGTTGCAATATCCAGATACCCTAGACTTTATGACTTTGCAGAAAAGAATCGTCTATGGACAACTGATACAAATAAACGTGGTCTATTTAGAAAATCTGGTTCTGATAAATTCTTCTTACCAGATTATAGATACGTATATTTAAAGGCAGATGTCGATGCTGATGATATTGGTAAATTCTCCGCTTCTGTTGCCCCTAGAATTACTGGTGAAATGGAAATCCGCGCTGGTGGTCAAATTGGTGTTGAAGGTGCATCTGGTGCATTTGTTAAAGATACAGATCCAACAAATAGAGGTGCACATATGGAGACATTTAACAAAGATTATTTTGGTAAAAAATTAAAATTTGATGCATCCAGATCTTCTAGAGTATACACTGGAGAGAATCATGCTATTCATCCAGACCACATTAATTTATATCCATTAATTAAATACTAATAAAATATCCCCATAGGAGTTCAACTCCTATGGGGGTTTATTTTATAAGTGTTCTCCTTCACGTAAGGCAGCATATTCAACACCATTACTAAGAATGATACGTTTCTTTGTAGCTTTAGTATGATCTACAGGACCAATAGCATAGTATGCCGGTTTACCATCAACTATGATACATCTAGCATCTTCTTCAAAAAATGAAGCTTTTTTATATAGTTGTATAGTCTCACGTCTACCCATAGCATCATATACTGCTAGTACTTTATTCAATACATCAGACATTTTCAATACGCTCCTTAGAACCATCTGGATATACTAAGAATCCTTGAGCATCAAATCTAGGAATCTTACCAGTACCGGCCATTACATCATTAACTTTAATGAATTGGCTAGAAGATAATCCATCTAGAGTAGTTGCATTAGTAGACCCAGGGATTGTAATATCATCTTTACCATTGAATGGAATACCATTAATCTTACAGTTTATTTCTGCAGATTGAGAGGCTTTACCATAATTAAACATCTCTCTAAATTTTTCTATAGTTAGATTAGAATTATTTGAGAGCTGGTCATTTTGATATGTGTAAGAAATAGAAATACTATCTAATCTATCTATATTTTTATCTAGATTTATAGCAAACTGCGAAAATACTACTATATCATTAATAGATTCAAACATTGATAGATTGATTAGAAAGAATAATCCATAAGCTCTAACTATTTTAGCATTAGCTCGTTCAATATTACTAGTAATCATATTAGAATAGGTTCTAATATATTTACCGGATTTTAAATCTACAACATATGATTCACCGCCTGAAGGTATAGCCAATGCGTTACCATTACGATATCTATCTAGGTATCTAGGTTTTATTACATATTTAGCCGCACTTAATTCTGTAAGAGACCATTTAATTTCAGATGCATGATGTATAGCATTACTAATATTTTTATTTATATCAAGATACGTATAATTCCCAAGATTGGAGGAATTTTGCGGTACAGTTTCTATTGTAATTGAATCATGAGCAGTATTATCGTTACCAATTACTTTAATATCCACAAATCCAATATTACCATAGTTAAAAGTTCCCATACCTCTGATATATACTATATTTCTAGAACTAGAAATTGTTGGTACCTTTCTACTGTCGTTAAATATATCGTCAGATACAGGGCTTTTTAGAGTGAAATCGAGTAGGCGTCCATTACGATCTAATACTAGTTTATATATTAAGTCCTCTACTATGATAAATGTATCAGCTGGAGTATTATTGAGGGTTATCTTAACACATTTAGACCGGAAGTTATCATAGACTGATTTATCTACTATATATCTAGAAGTTCGCATTACATCTGTTTTTAATGCAAATTCATCTACAGTATGACCATCTAATGTCTTAGCATTAATATTCTCTGGTAATGTAACAGTACCACCAGTATTTTCACTACTACCACTAGTAGATCCAGATCCACTACCACCACTATTAGTTTTAATATATTCTTTTAACCCAGTAATTTCTTCTGGAGTATGAGTATGACCCTCTGTAACTAGAGCTTTACCTTTAGAGGTTATGCTACCAGCTACATTAAGGGTATCTTTGACTTCACTATCTCTTAGTTTTGCCATTTATTTATTCTCCTTAATCATCTCTATGCTCACCCATCTCACCACTATAAACATATGTCCTCTTAGGAGGATTATTCTTTTCAGCATATTTAATATATCTATAGTAGTCAACTGAGCGTTTATTATATTTAACATCGTTAGTGCCTCTAACTACCCAGTCATTATCTAAGTCAACAAAGACAAAGTTATTTCTATTTGCCTCTGCATATTTAGGTAAATCATGATAATAGTTATGAGCACCATTACGGTAAAAGTTATTTGCCTTAGAGGAATCTAAC